GGGTACTCGCCAGCGTTACAATGTTTACGCGGGTAATTACTAATGAAAACGCCCATTCTGGGGTCGGCCTACGTTACCCGCAGCCCAAACGCTGCGGACAACAGAATGGTCAACCTTTACCCCGAGGTCGTCCCCGAGGGCGGCAAAGAGCCCGCGTTCCTGCGCCGCGCGCCGGGCTTGCGTCTGCTCGCGTATGTCGGCAACGGTCCCGTTCGGGGGCTGTGGACGTTTGGCGACTACGCCTACGCGGTGTCGGGCGATAAGTTTTACAAGATCGACAACGCTTGGGTTGTGACCGAGAAAGGCACCGTTGCGGGTTCCGGCCCCGTGTCCATGGTGGATAACGGCACGCAGCTGTTCATTGCGGCGGGCGCGACCGGCTACATCTACAACGCCGACACGGACGTGTTTGCGCAGATTACCGACCCCGACTTCCCCGGCGCGACGACGGTCGGTTTCCTTGATGGTTACTTTGTGTTCAACGAGCCCAACAGCCAGAAGTTCTGGGTGACGGCGCTTCTGGACGGCACGTCGGTTGATCCTCTGGACTTCGCCAGCGCCGAGGGTTCGCCCGACGACCTTGTGTCGCTGATCGTCGATCACCGCGAGGTCTGGCTGTTCGGTCAGACGTCAGTCGAGGTCTGGTACAACGCCGGTCTGCCGGACTTCCCGCTGTCGCGCATCCAAGGCGCGTTCAACGAAATCGGCTGCGTCGCCCCGTTTTCCGTCGCCAAACTGGATAACGGCGTGTTCTGGCTGGGTGCTGACGCACGCGGGCGCGGCATCGTCTACCGCGCGCAAGGTTACAATGGCCAGCGCATCTCGACGCACGCCGTCGAGTGGCAGATCCAGCAGTACAGCGACATCTCGGATGCCACGGCGTACACCTACCAGCAAGACGGCCATTCGTTTTACGTCCTGAACTTCCCGACTGCCGACATCACTTGGGTTTACGATGTCGCTACGCAGGCGTGGCATCAGCGCGCCGGGTGGCTGAACAACAACTTTACCCGCCACCGTGGCAACAACCAGATGTCGTTTAACGGCGAGATCGTCATCGGGGACTACCTCGCGGGCGCGATCTACGCCTACGACTTGAGCGTGTACACGGAGGCCGGCACCGTCCAAAAGTGGCTGCGGTCTTGGCGAGCGGTGCCCACCGGTCAGAACACGCTGAAGCGCACAACGCACCATAGCCTTCAGCTAGATTGTGAGGCGGGCGTCGGACTGGACGGCATTACGCAGGGCGTGGACCCGCAGGTCATGCTGCGCTGGTCGGACGACGGCGGTCACAACTGGTCCAACGAGCATTGGAAGTCGATGGGCGAGATCGGCCGCACCGGCACCCGCGTCATCTGGCGGCGGCTCGGTATGACCCTGAAACTGCGCGACCGCGTGTATGAGGTTTCCGGGACCGATCCGGTGTCGGTGACGATCATGGGGGCGGAACTGATCGCGAGCCCGACCAATGCCTGAGAACATCACGCAGATTCCGGCTGCGCGCGTACCAATTGCCGAAGAGCCGACGCCTTACCCGGCCCGGCCTTGGTATCGCTTTCTGTACAACCTGTTCGCCATTCTTGGCAGCGGGTCGCTCCGCAACGGCGCGTTTCACGATGAGACGACGCAGACGCTGGCGGCCATCAACACCGGTTACGCCATTACATTCAACAAGACGGACTACAGTCAGGGCGCTTACCTCGGCACGCCGACATCTCGCGTTTACGTGGACCGGCCGGGACTGTATAACTTCCAGTTCTCGGCGCAGATCGAGAGCACAAACGCCTCCTCCAAAGACATCTACATCTGGGCTGACCTAAACGGCACGGCCGTTCCTCAGTCGGCCACTAAACTCACGACGCAGGGCTCAAACACCGCGCTTTTGGCCTCGTGGAACTTCTTCATACGCATGAACCGTGGCGACTATTTCCGCCTGATGTGGGCCGCTGATAACACGACGGTTCGGCTTCTAGCCGCTCCCGCTACAGCCTTTTCACCGGCAATCCCATCTGTTATCCTCACCGTCGCTGCAAACATAGGTGAATAATGGCCGTTCTCACTCCATCCCCCAAGATGCAATTCGAGAGCGCGGCTGGCGTGCCTTTGTCGGGAGGCAAGGTGTACACCTACACGGCGGGCACGACGACGCCGCTCGCCACCTACACGGACGCATCGGGCGCTACGCCTAACTCGAACCCCGTGATCCTGAACTCGCGCGGCGAGGCGTCGATCTGGCTTGGCGCGGCAACGTACAAGTTCAAACTGACCGACGCCAACGACGTCGAAATCTGGACGGTCGATTACATCTCCGCCCCTACGTCGGGCGTGTCTCCCGTTCTGTCTGGCAACGTCACGATTGACAGCGATACGCCCGGCCCGGCGCTCAAGATCACCCAGACGGGCACCGGCCCGGTCATGCGCGTGCAGGACAGCTCCGACCCGGACTCAACGCCGTTTATCATCGACAGCGCCGGTAACGTCGGTATCGGCACCTCCACGCCCACCGCGCAGCTGGAGACGACCGGTGCGGCTAAGTTCGCTTCCGCCACGATCACCACGCCGCTAGACCCCGCCAGCGGTGGCACGGGCCTTTCCGCGCTGACGGTCGGCAACCTGATGGTCGGTAACGGCACGAGCGCAGCTACTTTGCTGGCTCCGGGCACCGCAGGCAACGTGGTGTTCAGCGACGGAACGACTTTTCAGTCCGGTGTCGTTGGTTTTGCCCCCGAGGGCACGCGGCGCAATCTGAGGGTGCAGGTCACTGGCAACACGTCGATTGCGGTTACTGCCGGTAGCGTAGTGGTCTACACGGCCGCCGGCCTTGGGCGCGTGCTGAGCACCGTCAGCCTGACGCTGAGCACGGCGACAACCGGCGCGAACGGGTTGGACACGGGCGTCATCGCCAACAACACGTGGTATGCTGTCTGGGTGATCTACGACCCCACGACACCGACCGTCGCTGGGCTGCTGTCCCTTAGCGGAACTGCGCCGACGCTGCCGACCGGCTACACCTTCAAGGCCCGCGTTGGCTGGGTGCGCTACGCGACCGCCGCGCTTGCGCGCACGCTTCAGGTTAACGACCGAGCGCAGTACGTCGTCACAACCGGATCGCAGACGCCGAACATGCCGAGAATGGCTAGCGGCACTGCGGGCAACGTCAACACGCCTACTTGGGTGTCGGTGCCGTGGGCCGACTTTGCGCCCTCCACCGTCGCTGTTCTTCATCTTAGCCTTGTGATGCCGAACAAAGACAACCATGTCGTTATGGTTGCACCTAACAACAGCTATGCTGAGTATGATTCAACGACCAATCCACCGCCGTATGCCACTATCGGAACGGAACCCGCCCCAGCGACGTCCGCACCGTCTGTTAGCGCGGACATCATACCTGAGAGCGCGAACGTGTTCTGGGCGTCGCAAGCGCCTAACGGCGCTATCTACATTCGCGGCTGGACGGACATCATCTGATGACCGTCGTTGTCCGCCGCGCCACGCTTGCTGACCTGCCGCAGTACGCTCAGCTGTCTCGGGAGTTCGTTGCGGTTCTCCCGACGACAGCTATTGTCGGGATAAGTGACGAGGCGATATTTGACTTCCTTTTCCGCGCTTTGGACAATCCCGACATCGGCGTGTGGCTGGCTGAGCAGGACGGCGACATCATCGGCATCTGCGGCGCGCTGGCCTACCCGCTGTACTTCAACCCGCAGCACACAGTCGTGCAGGAGTTGTGGTGGTGGTTAACCCCGGCGGCGCGCGGCGGATCGGCCGCTAAAAAACTGATGCGCGCCATCGAAGAATGGGCAGCCGAGAAAAGTGCGTCGGCTCTGTTTATGATCGCGCTCGACAATCAGAACGGCGACCGCGTATCACAGTTTTACACTCGCTCCGGCTTTCAGCCTATGGAGCGCAGTTTCGTTAGAAAGGTGCCCTAATGGCTATCGGAACCGCTGCCGCAATTTTGGGTGCTGGCGCGCTTGGCGCTGCCGGTTCGGCCTACGCCGCCAGTCAAGCCTCAAACGCGCAGGCGAACGCAGCCCAAGCGGCTCTTAACGCGCAAGAGCGTATGCTCGAACGCCAGCTCGCGCTGCAAGAGCCGTTCCGGGCGGCCGGCATCACCTCCATGAACCAGTTGCTGACGCTTCTGGGCTTGCAGGGCGGCGACCCCAACTCAGCATCCTACGGTTCTTTGGCGCAGCCGTTCGACATGACTAAATTCGAGGCCGACCCCGGCTACGGATTTCGGATGCAGGAGGGCATGAAGGCGCTGGAGAACTCGGCTGCCGCGCGCGGCGGGCTTCTGTCGGGCGCTACGCTGAAAGGCGTTAACCGTTTCAGCCAAGGCCTCGCGTCGCAAGAGTACCAGAACGCCTTCAATCGCTACCAAATTGAGCGTAACGCTCAGCTAAACCCGCTTCAGAGCCTCATGGGGGCCGGTCAGTCCTCCACTAACCAATTGGCGGGGGCTATGGGGCAGACCGGGCAAGGCATGGCGCAGAGCTACGGTAATCTCGGCCAAGCGCAGGCTTCGGCGTATGTCGGCATGAACAACGCGCTGTCGGGCGCGC